TAAAATGCTCCCCTGCCTCTTTAATACTTTCTACCGCTAGCTTACCCACGTCTTCTGCAATATCTGGTTTTGCTTCTATTTGAAATTCATCATGTATGTTTGCTATAACAAATGCGTCTACATCTTTTAGTTTACTCCAAAGAATAATTAATGCTTTCTTCATTATGATTGCCGCACAACTTTGGTTCAAAGCATTTAAAGCTGAGTGTTGTGATCTAATAGTTAATATTCTTTTATCAATAGCTTTAATATATCCAACACCTTCTAACTTATCTATGATGTCATGTTTAAGTTCTTGTAAGAAAGGTAATACTCTATTAAATTTATCTAATACAATTTTTGCTTGACCCATATCACAATCTAATATTTCAGAAACTCTACGAGAACTTGCTCCATAAAGTACCGCATAAAGTATTGTCTTCGCTAGTGATCTTTTTTCTAAACCTAAGTTCTTTTGGTTGTAAGTATGTATGTCGCCATTAAGAATAAGATCTACATATTCTTTTCCACCTGTATAGTTATAAATATAGTGACCTAAACTTCTTGCTTCAATCCCACTTGCATCTGCACCTACCATTACATAACCTGTCGATGGTATAAATAATTCTCTACACTCTTTACCATACGGTGAGTTAATACTTGGTACTTGTTGTAAGTTTGGACTACGACAAGACATTCTTCCTGTTGTAATGTTAGTAATATAACTGCTATGTATACGACCTTTCTTAACAACTTTTAACCATGCGTTTTTACCATCACTTAACATTCCTAATCTTTTTTCAATTAGTAAATATTCATTAAGTTCTTTAGCTTCTGGATAATCTAGATGTCCTAAAACTTCTTCATCAACAATTGGTAAACCTGTTTCAGAAAACTTTTTAGGTTTCCAATTTCTTAATTCCATAAGTCTATTAGATATTTGTTGTCTACTAGATGGATTAAACTTCATTGTTTTAGATTTTCTAATAGCAATACCTTTTTTATATCCAAGTTTTTTATTATTAACTTTAGGAATAAACTCTCCTAAATCTACTTGCCAATCTGGTATTCTATTTTCTAAACTTAATTTAAGATCATGTGTTCTACCTAAAAGTTTTGCATGAAGGTCTTGTGCTTTAGCAACATCAAAACCAAATCCTTTGTCTTCTTGTAGTTTAAGTATGTTTGCTATTTCATGTTCTAACTCTACACTTTCTTGACTAAAACCTTTTTCAATTAATTTAGTATAAAGTAAAGAAGTTAGCTTTACATCTTGAACACAGTAATCAAGCATATCTTGATTAAAGTTTTCAAAGTCGTTAACTTCTGCGTAATCTCCTTTGTAAAACCTAAGTCTTTGTCCCCAAGCTTTTAAACTATGTCTTCCTACTACGGACTTATCAATGTGATTGTTAGCTAACAATTTAAAGTCTACGCTATTCGCAATGTCAGGGTAGATAAGGCGACTTAAACATAGAGTGTCGTGGACTAACTCGGGGTTATGAGAGTAGTTATATAAACGCTTAAGCACAGGGAGGTCATACTTTATTACGTTGTGTCCCACGATTAAGTTGTCAGCTAACAGATCAATACCTTTCGGTATATCTCGTCCGATGAACGAAATTTCTTTTCCTTCTTTTTGTAAAACAAGACAATGGACTTTTGTTGGATTAAATCCGTCTGTTTCTATATCAAAAATTATTGGTGTCATATTCTTGTAACCTTCCTGTTGCCGAGTTATATTGTAGTGTAGTTGCAACACCTGTAATTCCTGCAAATCTATTTTTTAATATTCTTACAGTTGTCTTTTTAGAATCTTCAACATCTGAAACTGACCTTTCACAGCCAATACAAATATCAGTTAGTTGGCCAATTGAACCCGATCCTCTAAGTTGTCCTAATGATGTTTGTAATCCATCTGTATGATCTTTATTTCCTTCGGGTCTTTTTAAATGGCTCACCAAGATCACACCAATGTTTAATTGTTCTGTCAATCCTCTAAGTCTAGTCATTAACAAATCAATTGTTTTTCTTTCATCGTTAGATTCTAAACCACTAACAATAATTGATATGTGATCTATAAATAAATATTCTATGTCTAATGCTTTTGCGAAATATTTTATTTTATTAATTATTGTATCTTGCTCAACAGATCCCCAATGATCATATAAAAATACATTACCATTACCTATAGTTTCTTTATAAGCAATTTCTAATTCTGTTTCTGAAACATTTGATCTATCAATATGAATAGGTTTATTAAGATGTAATCCAATTATACCCTCGCAAGTTCTTTTTAAACTTTCTTCAAGAGATATGATTCCTATACGCTTTCCTTTTTTAATTAAATCGTAAGCAATTTCTTTTGTCATTAACGACTTACCAATTCCCGAACCACCACATACAGTAACGATTTCTCTTTTTCTAATACCAAAAAGTTTTTTATTAAGACCCTCGTAAGGATAAAAAGCTGTAGCCTTTTCATCTTCTTGTTTAATAACTTCCCAAAGTTCTTCGCCTGCTACTACACCATCTGGTCTATGAGTTTTTGCTTCCCACATAGCTTTAATTACATCTGCACCTAATCCGTTAACTAACATTTCGTTAACATCTTTTAGTTCAAAGTTTGCAATCTTAGCTTTACCTATAGTTAAAAGTTCAGCACATTTTTTAGCGGCCTCTTGACCTGCATCGTCTTGGTCAAAGAAAAATATCACCTGTTCGTAGTTTTCGATCCATTCGAGTTGCTTCTTTAACGACTTAACTGCTCCGTTAACACCGTTAGGTATTCCACACACAGGATATTTGTGATTAAATAATTGAGAAAGTGAAAGGCTGTCTATCTCGCCCTCACAAATACACAAAATCTTACCTTTAGTACCCCATAGGTTTTGACCGTACAAAGTAGCTTGGCTTATATCTCCTTTTGTCTTAAATTCTTTATTAGCAAATCTAAGTTTTTGAAATACAGGTTTCTTTGCTTTATCGTAATATGTAGCAACTTGAACAGGCTTACCGTCTACTTCGGTAAGTTTGTAATTCCATTTTTTACAAGTTTCTAATGATAACTTACGTTTAGTTAAAGCAGTTGCTTGACCTTGTAGTAAATCACTAAAATACACATCTTTAGATACATCGCTATTACTTGTAGGATTGCTATTAGGATAGCTAGTAGTATTACAGACGAAACAATGAGTGTGTTCATCAGAATACAAAGCCATTCCATCACTTGACGAGCAAGTCGTACAAGGTAAGTGTTTAATAAATTCGCTTTCATCATTATTCATCAAAACCCGCTTTCCGTCCTGCGTTAAGTCGGTCTTTTTCTGTCTTTTCTAATTGTTCTTTTAATTTGTTGTTTTCAGTTCTTAAAACACCATTTAATTTTTGCTGTGCATCGCTAACTGTTTGGTTATCTTTAATACGACCATACAAAGCTTTTATCTGTTCATCTTTTTCTTGAACGATCCTGTTCCATTCTTCATTACTTTTGCCAACTATCATTGTCCCTCCCAAATAGTTTATTTATTTATTATCCAATCTTGCGGAATTAATTTGTCAGAGTATTTAAAACCATACTTAACGCACCAATCTCCATAACTTGTTTTGCTACCCTTGTAGATACGGTTCCTTGAGTTACCAAAGACAAATCTAATATCTAAATTAGGTTGCTGTTCCTTTACGAGTAAATGTTTTTTTCTATCTTCTCTTTTAAAGAAACCTTTAATTTCGATAAGCACTCCATTATCTAATTCAATATCTGGTGTGTACTTATGTTTTGTAGAAGGCTTGAAGTAATCAACAACCCGTTCTTCATACTTAAAAGAAATTTTACGATCTTTTAGATTATTAATAACGGTTTCTTCAAGCCCACTACGGTATTTAGAAGTCCGTTTCTTGTGAAACGGGTACTTCTTTTTTCCCACTCGGTACATTGGAAACTTTCTCTACGCCAAAGCCATAATCGGAATTGTCTTCTTTAATTTCTGATTTAGTCTCAGACTTAGTTGATACAATTTCAATTAGTTGAACAGCTTTTAATCTTAAACCAACACCTACACCTTGTAGATTGTTAGCCCAAGAAAAAGCTTGAAAGGCGATCTTCATTTTACTTCCCGTGTAAACAGGTTGCGTTTCAGCAATTGTTTTATCTGGGTTGTAAATCTTTGGTCTCTGCTCAAAGTCAGTTCCGTCTTTCATTGTTACTTTTGGCTTGAGTTTAAACTTAAACTCTACTCCACCCGTTTTTAAAACTTTGTATTGTGTGTGAGGGGATCTCTTTTCTGTGTTCTCAGTTTTTTGCCGAGCCCTCAAAGTTTCCTCGTAAAGTTTTATAATGGGTTTAGCTTCCTCATCATTTAGTTCTAACTTTACAGTGAACACTCCGTTTGGTTTTTCAAACTGAGTATCTGGTGTAAAGATATATGGGTATTTACCAACACCTGTTGGTGTAGTATGTATTGCTTTTTCATTTATCATAAGTGTTTTCCTCCAAGAGTGGTTAGGTTGTTGTTATCCTTTGTGAGAATATCTCGATACCGCAACTATATATTTATAAGTTAACACAATCCCAAGCGTCAAGATATTTTGGATATTTATTTACATACTTGAGATATATTTCACAAAATTGTTCGTACTGAGTTGTTGTAGCAGTATGACTTGTATAACTATAAAAGTTAATAACAATAGATCCTAATAATATAAATATAAAAAACTTAATCAAACTTTCTCCATTCATAGAATTTATCTTTTCTATTCATCACTACATTCATTGATTTAACGTCAGTTTTTTTAGGATAGATGTATGCGAATATTCCCTCGTCTATTTCTTCAAGCTTATATCCTGCACCTAGTTCTATTCTATTGGCCAATCTAAAATCATCTTGATTTGGCTCATATAGTTCTCCTTTAACTGAATATTCATTTTCTTTTCTAAAAACAAACGGGTACCAAAACCCTGTCATAGCAAAACCTTTAGATTTAGTTACATACTCTCCTAAGAATTTACTTTTCTTTAAGACGTAATCTAAATGTCCTCCTTTTTTTAACGAACCATATACAAATAATTTTCTCATAACTTCCCTTTCTATTATTATATTAGTATTGAAAGTGCAACTATTTAGCTAAAGAAATAGTCGCTCTTGGCAATTTCAGAAATCTCCAAATTACCACGCTCTGGTGGTGGAGTTAGACGACTTTTATATTTATCGGGAAGTTGAGCTTCCCAATCTTTATATAAAATTTCTAAATAATCTTCACTAAACAAATCAATTACAACTTTTCTAATTATTTTATTTAGATCATCTATTCTGTTTGGAGTTGTTGCAAAACTATCATGCACCATTAATAAATTATTAAGTGGTATATCTGCATTTTTACAATACAACGCAACACCTTGAACAACAGCGGCATCGAGGCTGTGAACAATGTTAGGAGAAATCGATGAGGAGAATTTTCTAGAATCCTTCCTATTAATTTCTCGTCTATAAGTGGTGTAGACTAACGATCCTGCTATAGATGTTTTAACTTTAAATGGTATGTCATATCTATAATCCATTTCTACAGGAAATCCCATAGGTGTAGTCCAACGCATTTTCATGTTTGCTTTAGCAAATAGTTTAGAACATTCTTGAAACCATTTCATAAGTTTAGCTTCAAGTTCAACTTCTTCTTCCATTTTATCCCATACAATCTTAGCTAGCCAACGACAATCAGCAAAGCCATCATCTGCTAAAACTTTCTTTTTAGGATTAAACTCACATATACTTTTGTATTCATCAAAGATTTGTTGTCTAGCACCATACTGCTTTAACGAATAAACATACGTCATTATGTTTCTCTTAACGATTTTTCTGTTAATACCAAACTGCAACCAACGGTTAGATTCAGCTGATCCTTGTCCACCTTGATGACTAACCTCAACATTAACTAAGTCAGATACCGAAGTATAAATATCTTGAGGTGTTTCTGATGGTAATACATTTACTTTCTTTGCGGTTTTTTCATCTCGCATTAGTATTGAAAGTATCTGTAATCCGCTACAGGTTGCGTCCATAGACACAGGTAAATTACATTCATAATCTAAACCTTGTTCCTTAAACTTTTTTAAATGGTAACAAGCACTTAAAAATTCCATAGGTTTATCAGCGTAGTTCCAACCTTTATTGTCCAGCGGAGCTTCTGCGTAGCTTATAAACTCGTCAAACTTATCTTCTGTAAATTTATAACGATTATCAAAGGAAACTTTGTCATGTCCCCAAGTATTCGAAGCGTGCACAAATAACCAATACTTACCTTTGTCGCCAAGCGGTTCAGCATTTGCAAAGCTTATTAACGACTTAATCTTTTGGTCAGTCTGATATGTGATGGTAGTTCCAACAGGATATAATCTACCTCTTTTGTCAGCAAATATAGCAAAGTATATTCTTTCAAACTCTAAGTATTCAACAGCTAAATCAATACTTACTAATGTATTTAATACTTTAGACTTCCTAGCAATCTCATCATTATAAACTCTGTTTAAATCTCTTTTGTATTTAATACGCAATTTAACATCAGTATCTACGGCAGGATCTCTGTAGATTCCCTTCGGTTTACCTTTCTCGTTAAGTAGGCTCTCTCTTTCTGGAAATTTACCCAACCTTAAATTATTATCCCATATCTCCTTAAATAAATTAAACATTTCCCTGTCAATTTTAAATGGCACAGATTGTAAATGGTTTACAGCGTCATAGAAATCTTTGAGTTTTTTGTTATCCAATGTGTGAAGATAAGCAAAATCATGTGTTTTGATTAAAGGTTGTTTAGTTAAAAACTCGTTATGAAAGCCACCATTAAAAGGCGTACTGTATGGTTTTGGTGGGATAACCATAGCTTTGTAATAAGGCGTTAAGACACTACATTGAAAGCTATTCTCTTTAATTTTCTTTTCTACTTCTTCTTTTAAAACTAAATAGTTAACGGTTTTATGTCTACCCTCTCTTACTAATTTTAACTTACAAAGTCCTGTAGTTTTAATACATAAGTCAACTAACTTTAAACCTACGAGTGCTTGTTTTTTTAAGTCCCAACTTTCTACTTCGATTTTGTATTTGTTCAGGGTATGAGCAAAAACTCGTTTGCGGTGCTTGACATTACTTGTTCTTTTTAACAAATCCCTGAGTACGACTGTGTGAAGGTGTGGTTCTTTTGATTTAAATATTTTGTTTTGCAATTCAAGTTCAATCATACTTCCAATTGCAACACCCGTCTGGGCAAGTGTTTTATTAGAAGCAATACAATCAATAATTATTTTTAAAGATACAAGTGCTATCTTTTTAGGATCGTCAAGATCCCTTAACGGTTCTGCTCCTGTATGTCTTCTACCTGCATTTTTATATTCATGCTTTATAAACTTATCAATACCCTCAGCTAA